CCCTCCAAGTCGAAATTCAGAACAGCGTCATCCTCGGCGACGAAGCCACCCCCGCCGCGCTCCCCGACGGCAAAGCCACGCAACTGCAAGCCGAAGCAGGCACCGACAACGAAAAATGGATGACCCCCCTGCGCACCGCGCAAGCCATCGCGCAGCTCGCCCCGCCGCCGACCTGGGACAGCGTCCTCAACAAGCCCGCCACCTTCCCTCCCTCGGCCCACACGCACACCGCCAGCCAGATCACCGACTTCGCCAGCGCCGTCGTCGCCGTCTCCCCGCCCGTCGATTGGTCATCGCTCACCGGCAAGCCGTCCACTTTTGCGCCATCCGCCCACACGCACCTCAAGAGCGAGATCACCGGCCTCGATGCCGACCTCGCCGACCTTGCCAGCGCAGACACAGCCCTCGGCCAAAGGATCGATTTTCTCGCCGCGAACCTCGACCCAGCCGCGCTCGACTCCATCGCCGAAGCAGCCGCCGCGATCAACACCCTCCAGTCCGAAATCGACGGCAAAGCCACCGCCGCCCAAGGCGCTCTCGCCGACACCGCCCTCCAGCCTGAGCCTGTCACCTATCGCGGAGCCTACAACAACGGGCTCGATTACACTTACAACGATGTCGTCACCTACACTGACGGCCTCCTCTACATTCGCGTCAGCAACCCGAATAACCCCGGTTATCCCCCCGGTCACTTTTCCTGGGCGCTCTTCCGCCCTGAGATTGGTTCGCCTGCTTATGACCTCTGGGTTTCCGCCGAGTTCGCCAGCAAAGCCGACACGGTCCACACCCACGCCGCCACCGAAATCACCGGCCTTTCGTCCTACATCATCGCCTCGGCCCCAGGCCTTCAGATCAACACCACCGTCCGCATCGGCGACGGCACCAGCGTCACATTTCCGATTGACGGCCTAGTCAGCTCTGACCCCGAGCATGTCCTCGTCGCCCTCAACGGCGTCACGCAAACCCCCACCACCGACTACCTCGTCAGCGAAGCCACCGGCACCATCACCTTCGACTCCGCGCCCGCCAGCGGAATGCAGATCAGTTGCACCGCCCTCGGCCTCCGCACCGTCCAGCCGCCGATCGATCCCACCCTCTACCTCTACGCTTTCGACCAATCCGCCAACGGCCTCACCACCTACAGCGGCCGCCTCCTCAATGCCGACCGCCCCGCCGCGCCAGCACTCCCCGAGACCGCCACCACCTGGACGATCCGCCGATCCACTCTCTCTGCCGCCGGCCAAATCCTCGCCACCGCCTCCGCCACCGGCTCGTGGGCTAACCGGGAGACTCTTGCATTCGCATGACAACAATCACCGAAAGCAACCTAACCCAGACGCTCGACCTCTCCTCGTTCGATCTCACGCTCCCGCCGAGCGTCGTCGAATACCCGAACCGTTCGAGCTTCCCGAGCGTCGGAAAAACGGACCGCCTGTATATGGCGATGGACGAAGGCATGCCCTACCGCTGGTCACCCTCCGCAGCCGCCTACGCCCTCATGATCCCCGTCATCGATGCCGGTAATTTTTGACAATCACCCACCCACGAACAGCCAAAACCAAAACCACCAACTCCACCTAATTAGTCATGCCTAATCCTATCATTCGCATCAAGCGCGGTTCCGGTTCTCCGGTGTCGCTTCAAGTCGGGGAAGTCGCCTTCGACTCCACAAATAAGTCATTTTTCATCGGCACAGCCGAAGGCGTTCTCCCGATCGCGGGCGAGCACATCTTCGCAAAGAAGACCTTCGTTAGCGATGCAGTAGCAGCCGAGGCTTCGCTTCGCTCCGCAGCGGATTCGACCCTCACGACAAACCTCAATAACGAGATCAGCCGCGCCACCGCAGCTGAAGGCGTCATCGCCGCGAACCTTGCTCAAGAGATCATCGACCGCGCCGCCGCGATCAGCTCAGAAGCCTCCGCTCGCTCCAGCGCAGACACAACCCTCGACGGCAAGATCACGACTGAAAAAGGCCGCATCGATGCGATCCTCTCCGCCGCTGATGCCGACAAGGACACCTTCGCCGAGATCGTCACATTGATCAATTCGGTCGACACGACCAACGATTCCGCATTCGCCGGTTATGTGACCAGCAACAACGCCGCTCTCGCAGCCGAAGTCACGAACCGCACGAATGCCGACACCGCCCTCGGTGGCCGCATCGACACCGTCGAGTCCGCCGCGACAGCCCTTGCCACCCGCGTAACCGCAGCTGAGGCCGACATTAACGCCGAAGAGTCTGCCCGCGCAGCCGCCGACACGACCCTTCAGTCGAACATCACCGCCGAGGCGAGCACACGCGCCAGCGCTGACACGACCCTTCAGTCGAACATCACCGCCGAAGCGACAACTCGCGCCAGCGCTGACACCAGCCTGCAAAGCAACATCACAAGCGAGGCAACCGCCCGCGCCAGTGCAGACGACGCGCTCGACGCTCGCCTGGACAGCCTCGAGGCCAGCATCGACGGCGGCACCTACTAACCAGCCCACCAACCCCGGCGGGGCGCTCAAATAGCGCCTCGCCAAGCGGGGGTTCAAAACTCCGCAAAACAAAACCCGCCACATGGCAAATCCCATCATCAAGCCCAAATCCTCGACCGTAGCGTCGAAGGTCCCACTCGCCACAGATTTGGCTTTGGGAGAAATTTGTGTGAACCACGCCGACCGGCGACTCTATTCGCGCAACCCAAGCACGGGAGAGGTGTATAAACTGGCCGGCACCAAAGACGCCCCCGACCGCGTCTGGGCCTTCGACATCTCCGCCGACGGCACCACCACCTACCTCGGCTTCCTCCTCTACGCCGACTTCCCCAACAACGGCAGCGTCTACGACAGCGCCGCCTGGGAAATCTCCCGAACCATTTTCAACGCCGCAGGCACCACCAGCACCGAAAGCTCCGCCACCGGCGCGTGGTCAAGCAAGGCGAATCTGACCTATGCTTAGCCCTTTATACGGCCAACTCTCCCCCCTCCGCGTGCCGACGATGGCAGGGGTAAACGCCGCTCAGATCGCCGCCGACTACATCGCCGCCGTTGAATCAGCAGACGGCCAACCTTTAGAATCCGCCGTCAAAACTGCATACCAAAATTTCATCTCGGGTTGTGTGAGCGATGGTCTGTGGCTTGCGCTCAAATCATCCTGCATTTTGGCAGGGGCGCGGACTCTTTCAGGCGCACTCGTCCCTCTCGTCGGCACGGCCCCGACAAATAACAACTTTGTCACCGCTGACTTCAACCGAAAAACTGGTTTAATTGGAAACAGCACAACAAAATATCTAAATACAAACCGCCCATCAAATTCTGACCCTCAAAATAATTGCCACATTTCTATTTATCAAAATGCAACATCTTCTGGGACAAAAACCTGGATAGGGCATTATCAGGCCACTCCTTTCGTCCAGTCCGATTTATTAACTAGCGGCGGACTTGTTTATTCAAGATTAAATAGCTCGTCCACTGGAACTACTACCGCCTCGGCCACCGCATTAGGTTTTTATGGCGCAAGCCGTTCTTTCGCAGCCTCTTTTTCTTTTAAGCGACCAAATACAGCCGAGACAACCATAACAAGATCAAGCGCAACCCCCTCTTCTCTTAATAATTATGTTTTTGCAAGCAATAATGACGGGGTGCTTTCCAATGTTCACGGTGCCCGCTTGTCTTTCTTTTCAATCGGCGAATCCCTTAACCTCACCCTTTTCAACACCCGTGTCTCCAACCTCATGACAGCCCTCGCCGCCGCCATACCATGACACTCGCCGACCTCATCCAGCAGCCCGTGAGCTACGAGACCGCGAAAGACCTCGCCTTGGTCTTCAGTCCCGAACTCGCCGCGCAACTCGCCGCCGTCCAAGCCGAACACGGCAACCCCCGCCATGTCGCCAGCCCTGTCGATCTCACCGATGGCCGAAAAATGCTCTGCGCCGACCTCCTTACCGAAATCGGCCCCGGCGGCCTCTACTCCGGCGGATTTGCGCACCTGCCCGCCGAGCTTTTCCCATCCGTCGAAGTCCTCCCCATGTCCGAAGTCCTCCCGCTCCTGCCCCAACCCGAAGAAGAAATCTAACCCACCAACACCATGCTCGAACAAGTCTCCACCTCCGTTAAATTCCTCGCTTTCTACACGGCGAGCAAACAAGGCAAAACCGGCCTCACCGTCGCCGTTGACATCTACAATCCAAGCGGCACCCAGATCGTGACCGCTGGCAGCGCCACCGCCCTCGGCGGCGGGTTGTATT